GCGGCGAGCGCCTGCGACCGGGCGACACCGGTCATCGACTTCCAGATGCGCCACTCGGTCAGTGCTGACTCGTCGTCGAGCAGTTTGGCGTACGACGATGGGCGGCGGTAGCGCAACGTCTTGTCCGGATCCTTCGGATCGCTGACCAGCGGCGCACCGTTCGCCCGGCGGAAGTCGTTGCGTGCCTCGTGGGCGTCGTCCAGTTCGTTGATGTCAACTGACGGCACTGGGACCACCGATCACCCGGAGCAGTTGTCGCCAGCACTGGTGGACCTTGTCGGCGTTGGTCCGCGTCGGCTCACGGTGCAGCGTTTCGATCGCTGCGTCGACCGCGTCGATCGCGTGCTCACGCGTCAGCCGGTCCGGGTTGCCGCGGTTGGCGTAGATGTCGTTCACTTCGTCCATGTCAGTCCGTTCTTGATTTGCATGACGGTGGTTTGGCAGACGCCGAAGCGTCGAGCAATCCAACGCGTCGGCACGTTGTCGGTCAACTGTTCGCGGATGCGTTCCACGTCGTCGGGCGTCAGCTTGTGGTTGCCGTTCGCTTCGCCCCAGCGCTGGTTGTAGGCGACCTTCACAGCTGCCACTCCTTCCAGAACTGGTCCGGTGGTGCGGGCCGCTCAGCGACGATCTTCTCGGAGTCGGTGTCAGAGATGTTCTTGGCGACCGCTCTGCTGTCCGCGTCTCGGATCAGCGCGTCGGGTGCCTTCAGCACGGTGTCGATCCACAGGTCGTGGATGCTCATGCCTGGGTCTCCAAGATGCGGGAGGCGTAGCGGTCGAACACGTTGACGATCGCCGCCTCGTCGATCAGGCTGATCTCCCACAGCAGGCGGGCCATCGTCCGTTCGCTGCCGGTGCCCTTGTCGATGAACTCGCGGAAGCACTGCCTCCACAACTCGACGGTCATCGCCGTTCCTCCAACTCGTCGATGCAGTCGGCCGCGTCACGCATCAGCCGGATGACGACGTCCGCCTCGACGGCGTTGTCGACGACCGTGAGGCAATCGGCGTAGTGGCGCAGTGCAGCTTGCAGGTCCATGTCGTCGGGGTCGGTGATCGTCATCGGACTGCCCTCACCGGGAACTCGGAGAAGAACCCGTAGCGGGCGATCAACGCCGCCTCGGCCAACCCGTCCTGGCTGACCTTCTTGAAGCTGTTGGCGTAGTCGGGGAACAGTTCGGTGGCCAGGCCACGGCTGGCCGACTTGTCCTTGCCGGTCAGGCCCATCTTGCGTTTCCAGTCGACGGGCCTGACGCGCACCAGCGAGAAGTGGTTGGCCTGGACGACGCCGACGATGATGCCGGTGTTCAGTCCGAGGCTGAAGCTGGCGATGCTGCCGTTCTTCGGCATCGGCTGGGTGTTCTCCAAGAACACGACATCCGGCTCCCAGTCGGTGAGCATCGCGTCGATCGCCCATCCGTCGGCTCGGCTGTCGTGGACCGGCATTGGCTCGACGCCCGCCAGTTGGCCGTCGTGGATGACGGCAAGCCCGCCGGTCACTCCAGGATCGATACCCACGATGACATAGCTCATTTCATCCGACCGATCGGATGATCGTTGACTTCCATGACCGGCTCGAAGCAGTCGTCGCAGAGCAGGACGTTGTCTCCTTCGAGATCGAATCCGTGGGTCTGCGCTTCGGTCAGCATCTCCTCGTCGGTCCACGCCTTGAAGAAGGTGTCGCCGCACGCGGCGCAGGTGAAGGTGTCGCTCATTCGGCGGCCTCGTCGATCTCGTTGATCGGCTTCGGAGCCTGGGGTCGGTGGACGCGTTCGAGGATCTCGACGACCAGCGCGGGCAACGAGACGCCTTGTTTGTCGGCGATGCGCTGCAACTGCTCTCGGTATGCGTAGGGGACCCGGATGCTGATCTGTGTCGAGGTCAACCGCGGGTCCCGTCGGTAACTCTTCGTGGGCATGGGTGTATGGTACCACCCAGCCACCCACCCTGTCAAGGGTATGTTCGACGCCGGATGGACAACTGGTCGATACTTGGCAGATGGGCAAGGGCGAGAAGATGCGCACCGACTGGCGACGCGAGCGTTTCCTCGAATGGCTGTGCACCATCAAGCAAGACCGGATGCCCCCGTCGCAGGGCGCGCTCGCCGAAGAACTGCAATGCAGTCACGACATGCTGCGCGACTGGAAGAAGGACCCCCAGTTCCTCGCCGACTGGGAGGCGCTGTACCGCCGCACCATCGGCAGCCCCGAGCGCGCCGGGACCGTGATGCAGTCGCTGTACGAGACAGCGATCGACCGCACCGACCCGCGCCAGGTCCAAGCCGCCAAGGCGTACATGGATCAGATCGAAGGCGCCCGCCCACAGAAGGTCGACGTCACCGTGACCAACGGCAAAGCCGCCAAGGATCTGACCGACGACGAACTGTTCGCCATGCTGGCCAACCGGGCTGAGAAGGAACTCGCCGATCGTCTCGAAGAACGAGACGACGTCAATGGCTGACCAACTCGTTCGCAACGGCTACGAGCCAGGACTCACCGAAGCGACACGGCGGGCGATCTTCGACCTGCGACGGCGCGCCGACGAAGTCACCATCAGCGACACCGACCCCGGCAACGGATACGAACTGTGGTTCAACACCACCGACCAGAAGCTGTACGTCCGCTGGGAAGACCAGTGGGTCGCCCTGTCCGTCGGCACACCCGGCCCCGAAGGACCACCAGGACCACAGGGACCGCCAGGTACCGGTGGAGGTACCGGTACCGGCACCGATGAGGTGTGGGTCGGACCCGACGACCCGATCGCCGCCCATCCGACGATCGAACTGTGGGTCGACAGCGATGCCGAAGGTGGCACGGGTGGCACTGGACCGCAGGGTCCGCCTGGGCCTGCTGGTCCTCAGGGTCCGCCAGGTGCCGACGGCGCTCCGGGTGCGACCGGTCCCGCTGGAGCACAGGGTCTCCAGGGCGTGCCCGGGCCGACAGGTCCTACTGGGCCGACGGGACCCACGGGTGCGCAAGGTCCGAAGGGCGACACGGGCGCAACTGGTGCGCAGGGTCCGATCGGCCTGACCGGTCCGACTGGCCCAGCCGGTGCAGCGTCGACGGTGCCTGGTCCTCAGGGTCCGGCCGGGCCGACCGGTCCAGCTGGCGCAGCTTCGACGGTCCCCGGCCCGCAGGGTCCGGCTGGCCCAGCCGGACCGCAGGGTCCAGCGGGTGTTGCTCCCGACGAGGTCGCCATCAGTGCGACCGATCCGGGCGGGACGTTCGAGTTGTGGATCGACACGTCGGTATGAACGGGAGCAACTGATGCCAGTACTGAAGGCCCGCATCAGCGGCGCATGGGTCGACGTCGGTGGTGGCGGTGTCGATGAGGTGTGGATCGGCACGGCTGCGCCGACCGACACGGCGACCGAGTTGTGGTACGACACCGACGAACCGAACCTGTACGAGCCGGATACGGCCCGATGGAACTCGGCGTGGGGCAACGTCGTCCCGCAGACCGCCAACAGCGACATCGATGTGGCGGCTGGTCCGACAACCGTGCGAAGTGTGACGTTCACCGCTGTCGCCGGGCGTCGTTACGTCGTCCGCGTCCTGACGGCGAGCAGCTATACGACCGGCCAAACCGTTGGTCAGAGTTTCACGACCGCCCTCCAACTCGATGGTGTCACACAGTTGAACTTCGTCATTCAGGTCGATGTCAACGACAACTATCAGCCGTCAGCGACGACCACGGTTGAACTCACTCCGGCCGGTGGCAGCCGCACTGTCGCCATCGTCATCAATCGCAACAACGGCACCGGCACGTTCCGTGCTCGCTACGCGCTGGCGATCGACGACGTCGGCCCGGTGTCCCTGTCGTCGAACCCGCCCGCCCAGCCCGCCAGCGTATGGACGCCAGTGACATTCCAGAACGGCTGGTCGAACAGCGGCGGTACTCACCAGTTGGGGGCGTATCGCCTCCTGGGTGATCAGGTGCAACTACGCGGCCTTGTCAAAGGTGGGACGAACGCGGCGGCGATCTTCACGCTGCCAGCCGGATATCGACCGACAGCGACCGTGGTGGCGGCGACCAACCACATCGTCGGCGGCAACTGGGCGTTCGGCATCGTCCAGATCGCGACTGACGGTGCCGTTGCTCCGTTCGGCTCGGCAGCGCCAACGGACGTCTCACTCAACAACCTGTCGTTCTCGGTGCTCTGATGGCTGGGGAGGTATAGCTGGTGGGCGCAGGGGTTTTGAAGGCCAAGGTCGGTGGCCAGTGGGTGCCGATCATCGGGTCGGGCATGTCGGCCGAGGTGGCCCGATGGAACAGTGCATGGGGGGTCGTCGCCAAGGGGACGTCGACATCGAACGCTGGCGGCCTCAGCGCGGATACGACGATCATCTCGGTCACGGCGACGCTCGT